TCAGCTTCAAAACGCCTGCCAGTGTAAGCGTCAATTATACCTTCAGCTCGTGTGAGCAAGTCAGTAAGCAGAGGGTCGTCTTCGGTCGTGGCAACGCTTATACCTAAATAGTCTTTTAGATTAGTCAGGCTTGCGTAGCTCATTCGGCTTCCTCACCATTCTTGACTGTTTTAGTAGCCTTTACTTTTGGCTTATTGATTATCTTTACAGCAGGTTCATCATTAATCAGCGCGACATAACCAGCTCGCACAAAAGCTTCAACCGCTTCCTCTGGCAATTCGCCCAATCCCGGTGCGAACTCGACCACTTTCTTATCGATTTCAAACCTGAATGGCACTAAAATCTTTACAGTTACCATTTCTACTCCAATCAGGCGCGCTGGATATAAAGTGTAACCACCCCGCCCTTTGCGTCACCTGCATTTGCCACTTTTAGCGTAAGCGAATTAGACCTTACCCATAAGCATTTATCTGGATCAACCAGATAAACAGTAGCAGCACTCGTCACATCTGCCCCTTCACCGCTCAAAACATCATATCCGTCCTCATCTTCAATAGTCACATCATAATGATTGGTTGGTGCAGTGCCACCGCTATCTGAAGCCAAAATAGCTTTGACGACCTTTCCCATATAAGAACCAGAAGCCGTTGAACTAACACTCCCATCGGAAGCGCTCAACCAATCCCACGATATTTTTTGAATCGGGTATGTTATGCTATCTTGTGTAATTGTTACAACTTGGTCAGCCATAAAACTTTCTCACTTTCGGGGTCGGAGGGAGGGTTAGTCCCCTCCCTCTCTTATCCCCCACTAATTAGAGGATAACCGCCTGAGTAGCGGCGGTCTTCGGGAACGTGCCCGAACCTTCGTACAAGACAGCTACAGCGCTAACAGCAACGTTAGCAGTCGCAGCCACGCCGACAGCAATCTGGTAGGGTTTGGCAGGATTGACAGGAACGTCAATCGCATATATCTTCGATCCGCCAGTATCAGTAATCTGTGTCAATTCGGCGCCGGTTACATTGGTCGCGTTGGCTCCGTTGGACGCGGCGCTTTCGGTCACTTTGTAGTCCAGCTTTCCGCCGGTCGCGATCGCACCCACAGCGATAATGTGACAGACGCGGTCGAAACCGGCGCAGTCAATTACAACCTCAGTCAATGCCGAAGACGAAACTACCGGCACGATCGAGGGTACAATTTTTGTTCTTCCTAAGAGGTTCATATTGTTGTCCTTTCAGGATTATGAACTTAAGGTCAAGTACTTCAGGGCAGCAGATTGTAATACTGCGCCACCAAAGCGCTGTTTTACAAACAGACCAATTTGTCCGTTAGCCTGATATACATACGGGTTGCGGCTCAAGGTCAAGCCCTGGCGTTCGCCGAATGCGTACATCGAGAAATCGCCAAACAAAACAGCTTTACCGTTTGCCGTACCCACAGCTGCCATATCAGGTGCAATATAAATGGGATAACCCAAAATGTCGCCGCCTGATGGGGTCGGGATGAATTGGAAGTTGTTGCCGGTGCTGGCCATGACGTGGAACTTGCTCGCCCCAGTCATCAGGAAGCCAGAATTGGCGTTGTGGTAAGGTGATGCCACCGTGCCCATTGTTGCAATAACTTCGCTTGCCAAAATAGTGGCTTTGGCTGCGTTGGTAATGCCAGAAGCTGTCGCTCCATTGATGATGCCCTGAGGCATACCAGAGCTAGTACCGATTGTGCAGTAGTAGTTTTCAGCAGCAGCAGAAGCGCGGGCGACTACGGAAGCGATGTAAGCCTCCAGCCCAACAGCGTCACCGTCAAGCATTTCTTCCGAGATTTTTAACATCTTGGTGAATTTGTACATTGTGAGCGCAACTTGCCCGAACAATGGTTCGTTTTCGTCGTAGGCGGCTTCTTCATCGGTAAGAACGAGTCTTGTCGCGGCCGTACCTTCAGTTGGGATCAGGATGCGGTCGTGATTGACTACAAAGCGGGTGACGGGCGCCTGACGAACCCAGGAAAGTTCCTGGCGTTGTTCTACAATGCGATTGTAGAAATCATCAGGCACGGCGTAACCGCCCTCGGTATCTTCGCCGCCTTCCCAAGCGCCTTTGAGTTCCAGATCGTTGCCCTTGAAACCGCGAGGATTGTCGCCTTGCGCCCAAGCCAGCATTGCTTTGATAAACGAGGGCGATTCCTTTGCCGCTTTGACGGTGGGAACGCCCTTGACCTCGCCGGGAGCTGCCTTCAGCTCTTCCAGCAAGGATTTCTTCATGGATTCAAGTTCTGCCTTGATGTCCACTTTTGGCTCTTCAGCCTTTACTTCTTCGACGATTTTCTCTTCGTCCATAGTATTTTCCTCCATAGGAATTATTGAAATTGATTTATTATCAGCTTCAACCGATTCCTCGACCGCATCCACCGCTGATTCCTCAGCCTCCGGGATTGCCTCCGCGATTTTCTCAGTCTTCGCTTCGATTACAGCGAAATCGTTCGCTGGTAGTCGCCACTCATTGATATCAAACAGCGCAAGCTCACCTACCGGCCACACGCTGATTAGCCCACCCGCATCTTTTCTGACCAGATGATTTATTGCCCCGCTCGACGCCCGCAGCTCTGTTATATCTGCCTTCATCAGCCGCTGCGCTAATGGCTCTTCACTATCTAAAACAGGCTCAAACCAATGCCCGCGTTCATCAGCTCCAACATATGTGGCTCTGCCAATAAGCGCTGGTATTTTCTGCTTCTTACCAATTGTATCAGGATCGAAGCCGTGATAATAAGTTAAGTTTACTTTATCACCTACTTTCAGCCAAATGTCCGTTTCAGGTGTAAAAGCTTCACCATCCAAATCGCGCCCGTCTATTGGACCCCCAAAAGGAACGCCAAGCACACGCCAGCCCGTTTCAACATAATCACCGTCAGCCTTCATGCGCTTTTCGGTGTCATCCTCCCGCTCGATTATCCCCTCAGGAACCTGTATTTTAATTCTATATAGCTCAGACATTTGCCACCTCTTTTTCAATTGCCGCCATGATCTTTGCTTCAATTTGCTTCCCATACAAATTTATAGCGCCTTTATCTGTTAGCCACCCGCTCCACTTATGCTGTGTAACTTGGTCTTCCCAGCCCTGCACTAATGGTGCGTAAGGCATATTATTTTCAACAGTTACAGTAAATCCATTCACGCTGGAATAAGAAGTCCAACTTTGCCCAAGCCTTCGAGTGCGCTTATATGGTACTCTGATATCGCCTTGTTTAAGATGATAAAAGAATCCACGCCGTACTCTCGAGTCTGACCTTATAAGCGGATTAGGTGCATGTACTGCTCTCGGATACTTACGCAATTGCCGTTGTAAGAAAACGCCTTGCTGCGATATAACACTACGCACATAATTAAATTTCTGAAGCGTGTCAAGCTTTGCTACCAACTCTTCTACGCCCCTAATTTCGAGGCTTATTACACTCATAATGCACCATCCTTAGGAAATTCCCAGCCTACACCACACCTGCAATTCGGATGCGCTGGCGGATAATCGCCATTCGTTATTGGCTTCTCATTTTTCGGTGCGCATATAGGGCAAACGAGTTCATCATTCGCCGTCATCCAGATTGGAATCATTCTTTGCCCTGTTTCACGCTCAAGTTCAGCTACATAAGCCCGCTCCCCCTCCACAACAGCTCTGGTCGTTTCAGTTACCGCAATCCGCTCCGCACGTACTGGTGAAAACATCCGTTCCAGCCGTTCGCTTATCTCTCGAATGGTGAGCCCTTCCTCATATCCCTGCGCGATAACTTCACCAACTCCTGAATATCGAGATAAAACATCCAAAGTATATTCATGCGTTCTAAGCCAAATTTGCTGCATGACCTCTTCAGAATGCTGACGTGCCCAGTTTACAGCCGCACGATTAACATTGTCAAAATCAACGCCTATTCCAATCCTGATCATTGCGTCATCAGCTTGTTGTAACAACGCGTCAACCAATACCGGCTCAACATCCTTCTGAATATCCTTCCAGCCGCCCTGCCAATATTCAGCTGGTACGTTCGCTAAGTTAGGTGGATCACCTAAATAATTGAGCAATTTGTCAAGCTCAACGCGCAAATCCTTACTCAGCACCCGCGCTAACTTACGCTCAATCTCATAGCGGTCAATCATGGATAACCTCTCCATGCAATTACTTGGTCAAAAACCCGCCTCACGTCCTCAACCGACTTCGCACTTTCCAAAGCCCCGCTTATAGCTCCGTGCAAGCTCGGCTCAATTATACTCGTCTCAAACTCGCGCAATCCCTTGCCTTCTTTAATCCGCTTTTCAGCCATACGCTGCCATCGCCGCAGTTCAGCTTCCTGTTCATCAACCTGTTCTGGTTCGCGCTCATCCAGCTGCTCTTGACGCACATTCAGCATTGCCATTTGTTCATCCGTCAATGTGTAACCAGCCAAATCCAAAGCAAGCTCAATTGGCAGCCCAGCAAGTATCAGCTTATTCAGCAGCTCAGCCCTGTCCCCTTCATCCTCTTGGAAAATGTCCATTTCCTCAAACTTGAATTCCAGCCGCATACCATCACGAGCCAACAATTGCGTATTCAGAGCATCCTCAAACATCCGTGCTCTTGGCTTGATGGTATCCTCATAAAACGATAAGCGATCTTCCTGTGCGGTTGCATAATTAGCCGCCTCGCTATCCAGCAGCGTCTGCTTTATACCAAACGCCATTGCGATATTATCTTTGGATATTTTATCCAGTTCTGTGAATGCCAAGTCTTTTAGAGGCGGCGTTAGCGTTGTAGCTGTAATTGAACCTGCCCGCATTCCCATAACCCGAAATGCGTTCTTAATTGTAGTCGCCGATCTCTTGAACCAATTTTGAACACGCTCAATCTCATTCCGGTCATTCGTGTCAATGCCCAGAA